ACGCTTGGGATTTAGAAAATGATTCATATAAATCACAACGTAAAGCAGAATATCCAAGTATTGAAGATCAGCTAGATACGATTTATCATAGTGGTGTAGCTGGTTGGAAAACTACTATCAAGGCAATCAAAGACAAATATCCTAAACCATGACAGCAAAGATTAAACTAAACGCAGCATCAGGTGGTGGGTCTATAAGTATCCAAGCACCTTCATCATCTAGTAATAACAGAGTTATATCTTTGCCTGATATTGCAGATGGAACGCTTGTTACAAGTCAAAGTACACTTGATGCAACAAAACTTTCTGGTAATTTACCAGCTTTGAATGGTTCAGCCTTAACAAATTTAAGTGCTGGAAAAATTCTTCAAGTTATAGGTCAAGAATCAACAACTGGATTTGCTACTACAAGTTCTACTTTTGTTGATGTATTTGACTTTACAGCGACCATAACAGCTTCAGCTTCTAATAGCAAAATCTTGGTAATCGCTTCATCCAATATGGAATGTGATGGTAGCAATAATAGATCTTTTGCAACCATTAGAAGAGACAGTACAAATCTAGGTCATTCATCAGGTGGTCTTACTCAGATGCACGAATATTATTACCCTGGTGCTCAAGACCAAGAAATGCCTTGCACTATGGTTTATTTAGACTCTCCTGGAGATACAAACGCTCATACATATAAAGTGCAAATAAGACTTGATGGTGGAACTAGGGCTGGCTGGAACGGTGCACAACATGTTACAAAAGGTTCTTTTATAGTTATGGAAGTGGCTGCATAATGATTTATAACAGAATTAAAGCATTAACAATTCTCAAACCTAATAAGCAATGGTCTTGGGGTGGAACAGATTATTCTGGTTTAACTTGGCATGAAAGCGACACACCCCCAACTGAAGCTGAAATAGATGCTGAAGTTACAAGGCTAAATAATGCAGAACCTATGAGACTTTTAAGGTTAGAAAGAGATAGATTATTAACAGCTTGTGATTGGAGAGCTAGTTCTGATTTGACACTTTCAACAGCATGGAAAACATATCGTCAAAGTTTGCGTGATTTACCAGCTAGTGCATCGCCTAAACTTGATTCTGATGGTAATTTAGATATGTCATCTGTCACTTTCCCTACAGAACCTAGTTAATTATGTCAGAGATCAAGGTAAATTCGATAAAAGGTGTAGGAGCTAGTGCTGCTGCTATTACTGTCAACAATACTGATGGAACGTGTACTGCCAATGTTACTAATAACCTAAGTAATAAAAACAAAATTATAAACGGAAGTTTTGCTATTGACCAAAGAAATGGAAATGCTTCTGTAACTTTGTCAAATGGTGTTTTTCCTTGTGATAGATTTAGAAGTAATTCATCTGGCCCTTATCTTGATGGACAGGTTGTAACAGATAGCCCTGATGATATAACACAAAGTCTTAAAATAACAACAAATGGAAATCATACGATTGGAACCAATGATTTTGCAAATTTACAGTATGTTATTGAAGGACATGACATTCAAGATTTGAACTGGGGTACTTCTGCTGGTGTTAGTTGTACTTTAAGTTTTTTTGTTAAATCATCTCTAACTGGTACTTTTGGCGGTGCAATTAGATCTTCTTCATCAGGTGGATTTTATGGATACCCTTTTACCTACACGATTTCATCTGCTAATACTTTTGAAAAAAAATCTATTACTATACCAAAACCACCAGATGCTTCTACATGGCTAACAGATGCAAATGGTGGTATTTATATATATTTTGATTTTGGTACAGGTAGTACATATACCAATGCAGCAGGCTCTTGGGTCAATCAAAATGTAGTTGGGGCTAATGGTACAACAAAATTAGCTTTAACTAATAGTGCAACTCAACAATTTGCTCTAGTGCAGTTTGAAAAAGGCACTGTGGCAACAGATTTTGAGCATAGGTCATTTGCACAGGAGCTTGCTTTATGTCAGAGGTATTGTTATAAGCACGAAATAGACCAATCTAATGGGCCTTATGCGTTCCAGTATGAAAGTGCACATAAATTTGTTCAAGATTTTTTTCCTGTGACCATGAGAACAACTCCGTCTTATACCATTACTTATAATACTTCGAGTCCGACTCCTTATCGAGTAAATCCAAGTATGTTTAAAGCTTATGTTAGTTCTGCCTATGATTCGGGACAACCAATTCATATGGCTTCTGCAATTTATTTTGCTGAATTTTAATTAATTATGACTTACACTTATAAATTATTAGGAAATCACACAGGGCCAGGAATCCCAGCAAATACTCCTATAGATTATGTTTTAAGAAAAGAAGATAATCTTATGATTCCAAAAAACGAAGAAAACACCGATTACCAAGAGTATCTTGCTTGGATAGCAGAGGGAAACACACCCGAAGCTGCTGATTAATTAACCTTTTCTTGCATCTGCCTTGTCATTATCCCCATAGTGACGTAGAGAGGGGATAGAGCTACAATAAGCAGTAATACAAGTACACTTGAAAAAGATAGTGCTTTCAAAATTGCAAATTTAATCATGTTTCAAAAAATTGCTAATATTCTTAGCATCGTTTCATTCATTATGGTAGCTTCCATGAGTGGTGGAACGTATTTTGCATACAAATATGTAACATCAGAACAGTTCAAATCAAGAGTTATGAATGAAATTCTTGGAAATGTTCAAGGAATGATGCCAAAAGTATTAGAAAAAGAATTACCTGATATTACTGGCCCATCTTTACCAGTACCACCAAAAGGGTTAGGAATTTGAATTGCTGGCATTGTAATACAGAGCTTATCTGGGGTGCTGATGCTGATATAGAAGAGGATTTTCAACCTGTTTTGTATCAAGAATATTCAATGGTCAGTAATTTTTCTTGTCCTAAATGTGATTCTTATGTAGAGGTATATAAGAGAAGAGATGCCTACGATTGAAATACCTGATATAAGTATTCCTGAAATATACATTCCAGACGTTCCAGAAATATATAGTCCACACTATATTCAAGTAACTAAACCACCTGAGATTGATGTTCCTGGTTGTACTTATCAGCATCGTGATATAAAAAATACTGGTAATCGTAATTTATTATTAGAAGATCCTAATGGAGTGTTTACTACTTGTGATTTTCCTTTTCCTAGTTTTATACCGCTTGATTATTCTCCAGAAAATTTAGTAATAACAGAAGAAGTTCCTATTGAAAACGAACCACCTCCATTACCAGAGACAGAGCAGCCAAAGATTCCTCCACCACCTAGCCCTCCCCCACCAGATTTTCCTCCCTGTCCTGGAAAAAATGACCAAAGAGTAGGAGACTTTCGTAACGATAAAAAGCTAGAGCGTGTTATTGGACATGAAAGAGGGCAAGATGGGAGTGAATGTATAACTCTTTATGAAACAGTTGAGTGGAAAGAACAATACATTCCATCTGCTCCTCAGTTTGTTGGGGTCTTTAGCCTTGCTTTGGTTGGTGCTTCTGCTCCATTGGTACTTCAGCTTGTACGGCCAATAGTTAAACAAGTCGTGACAAAGTTAACTAAGAAGAAAAAAAATAAGTAGAATAGTATTAGACAAGTGGATACCCGTAGCTTGTCTATAGCAACCAGACCCATTATCAAATCGTTAAATCGGTCACTGCTCTGTTGGAGCGTCAGTTGCTTTTAAGCATTGCATACTTAGTAGCCTCCACTCGAAAGGGTGGCTGTGAGCCTAAGACCGATGCTTATTTTATTTTGTGAGTATGTGGGATAACTTGATTTGGTGGAATATTAACAACAATATCTTCACAGGTAACGGCACTAGGAGTATTAGGTTTGAAAGTAACACCTAACTTTGCTTGTTTTGCACACATCTCTAAACGATAGAGGCTGATTTCCATTTTTGTTTTCTTTATCAATAATTTTTGAGCTTCAATATTTACTGCACTTGCTTCGTGACAAAGGGCTGGTGATTTTCCCAATGGTATGTTTATTTGAGCAGAGATTCCATAATTCAAGTTAAAGTTTTCCTTCTCGAATCTCGGTGTTTCTTGAACATATTTTATCTCTCCAGTATTTTCGTCATAGATATTTTGTCTAGTAACAGTTTCTCTAGGTAAAGAAAATGTATGAGAATCGGTTACATAGGGAGTGATAGTAAGGCTAGGGGATGCACAGACAATACCCTGACTCATCCTAAAAGATGGCATGGAAGATGGGGTTATCATTGTGGCATTGTTGTTAACGACCCCTTGTGCGTTGGAACTTGGGGATGCTACGGTTGTATTAGCTAAAACCCTTGCAGGGCAAAGGATTAGAGCTACTGCCCAAAGGTAGTTGTAGTTTCTGTTGTGGTTGTTGTGTTTATTGTTCTTGTTATTGTGGTTACTGTGTCTAATCCTGGAGTTATTAGGGTTTCTTGAAGAGAAAAAGCTGATCCTGGAGTTACGACTTTCCATCTTGGAACGGCTTCGAGATTTGGTGAAGTCCAACTAAAATTTACTCCTCCAACTGTCTGCTCTGTAAGAGTTGTAGCTGTAGGATTGATATATCCATTAAGATCGGAACTTTCAATATTATGTCCTGATGCAGAATAGGAATATCCTGTCCGATACTGATGGCTCGTAATAGTTTCATTTATTACTGACTCTGAAGTGCTTGAAGTTTGGCTCGAACCCGAACGAAATTGTGGCACAATAGGCACAGCAAGGGTTCTTACTGGTAATACTAGTAAAACTAGCAGCCAAAGTCTAGTCAATCGTAATACGGACAGTAGTGGAGCCAATACAGCTAGTACCTGATCCTCCAGCCGTGCAAGTATGAATTCCTGATGATACAGATGTAAGTGCTAAGTTTCCTGCTGTACCTCCTGAAATTACTGTTGTCTGTCCACCAAGTACAGGGAGACTTGCAATACCGCTTGATGGAGTAATTGCTGATTGTGTTACGTCACCAGCTTGATAACTTTCCGATAGTGAGAAAGCTGATCCAGCAGTTGTAACCGATTTATTTGTATTAACTAAAGCTGGTACTCCATTGCTTAAGCTACCAAGATTTAATCCACCTATTCCATTTGTAACCACGCTATCGCCTGTTCCTGTAGATGTAGTGATATTATTTCCGCTTATGCTGTAGCTCGATGGGGCTGCATTAGTAATTACATAAGGAGAATCTATAGATATTTGTGCAGAGGTTACAAATTCTTGTTTTATATTGGCAAAAGCAGCCGAAGGTAAGAATAGAAGTAAAGCAAACAGTTTTTTCATTTGATTCCTACTTTGTTTTTACTATTATCCACTATTTTAGGGTTATTACTGTTATTTTGACCACTTTTCTTGTTTCCGACTGAGATCCCGTAGCTACCGAGCACTCCTGAAACCAAGCCAGCCGTGAACGCCCCATCAATTCTTACCCGACCCATGTACCCCAAAGTCATCATTGATAAACTCCAAGTCAAAATCAGAAATCTGATCGCATGACCAAAGAGTTCACCCCATTCAATACCTTCTTTTTCTTCTTTCTCTTCAGCCATAAAAGTAAAGATTCTTGTCTAATACTAGCATTTTAGCTATGTTTGGAAAGTAACACATATTTATTCCATGTATAAGATTCTAAAACCAATCTTAATGACCTTTTTAACGACAACTGCTGTTAAGAGATTGGTCGTAGATTTACTGAAATCAATCGCAAAACAAACTACAAATACTTTAGATGATAAAGCAGTTGCAATTTTAGAAAAACAACTTTTTCCTCCAGCATGAAAATCACTAAATTTCTCAACATTGATATCGAACCAGCACCTCCAGAGTTGGAGTTAGAGATCGAAATGCAGTGTAGAGAGATTATGAAATCTGACAATTTAACTGATATAAAAAGATATTGCACTTACATGGTCAGAAAAAAGTTTGACCAAGATATTTTTATGGCATCATTACTAAATAGACTTATTGAGTTAGAAGCTAATCGTGTTGTAGCAGAAATGAGAAAAGAAAAGCCTAAATCTAAGAATCCTTTGAAAAAAATTTTTCGTATTCGTTAAGATATTTTTTCTCAAAATCTTTAACTAACATTCCGTTAGTCTTATCAATCTCAAAATTAAATTTTAAAATTGCCGTACGAATATGTTCCGTGACCCAACCACCTTGTTTAGAGACAACTTGAGCTTTATTGCGTTCGTTAATAAAAATGTAATGGTCATATCCTTTTAGTTCTACGTCTAAAAGATTTTTTTCTAAGTCTTTACGTCTTATTTCTTTTAATTTTCTT